CTCGTTTTGATGTAGGCGGTACGAGGACGCCCAGCGCGTTCCAAGTGCTCCGCATCGAACGTGGGTTCTACGCCACGCTTGAGGAAGAACTTGAGCAGGGCTCCAGGCCCATCGAGAGGATCTCGAGGAGACTGAGATGACACCACACAGGCCTTAACCAAAGGCCTATGCAGGTGCTCGTCTTCTTTCTCAGAAACATAACCAAGAAAGGAATGACGACCCAACGCAGGGGAGGTAGGCAAGGTATTCGGAAAGTACTTAAGTACCTTCTGACACTTACCATCTAACCACTTGGCGGTCGCCCAGTTACCAGCGAAATACATCTGGTTCCTGAGCGACACAAGTGACTCCACCTCTGCAACTTGCTGCCGTCGTGAAGGAAATACATTCCGGACCTTGACAATGGAAACGTCATGGCCGGAGTAGTACTCCTTCCCGCAAGACTCACGGAACGAACCGTTCCAGAAGCTCTTGCTGAGACCGACCCTCGCGCCGTAGCGCTCGAGAAGGTCTACGACAGTATGCACATAATCCACGGGGACAATTAAGTCGTCCCCGTAGACACGCACCCTACCAATAAACGGATACAAATCCCGTTTATTGATCAACTGGTGTCCTAGCTCTCTCTCAATCCCCAAAAAGATGATGGTAAGAAAAACCATCGCCTCGAAGGGAAAGCAGAGAGCAGAACCCATAGACGCGAACTTGTTCAAGGGAATTATCCCTTGATCAGGTACAGAGGCCCGTTGTGAGCGACATGCGAAAACAGCCTCTCGTGAGAGAGGATGCCTACTCATTAGCTCACTAACGAGCATAGAAGACACACGATCGGAAGCCTCACTTAAATCAAGTGTGGCAAGGTCTCGGTTAAGAGAACCTTCTTTGGCCAGATCTTGGTTAGGGACCTGACTTTTGGTTCCAATCAACTGACTCAAGAAGCTTGAGTCAACCTTCTCGGTAATAACCTCCAACAAACCCTGCTGTACGTACTGTACAGATGAGGGCTCGATGGCGATTATGCGAGGTGTCTTCAGCGTCTTAGGAACTGAGACTACCCTACTGGGTAGCTCAGAACCGGGTTCTAGGAATCGGATACCGTCATCCTCATACTCGGAAACAAATCGAGCATTCGGATAGAGAAAGTCTCCCACATGGAAGACTGACTCAAGACGGTCGGTCCAGTACTGGGATGAGTACTTACCATTGCTGGTAAGCCTCTCTGCCACAGCTCCTGGACCGTGTTTGGGTACTATTTCTCCGTTCCAGATCTTTCGATCTAGATAAGAGAATAGGTCACCAAACAACAATTGAGCCATGCGGCCAAATTCAGAAACATCAGAATGAGGCATGCAGGATTCAATGTCACCGACCTCCTTATCACATTGTACGTAATCCTCCATTGCCTTGCGCTCTCTTTCGGGAGTACAAGGGAGAAGCATCTTACTGAAGATCAGAGTCAACTGTCTTACAGCATAGATGCATTCAATTGAGGGATTACTCAATAGGACACCATTTGCAGGATCAAACACTTGTTCCGTGAAACCTCTCAAAAATGAGGGGAGACACGGTCCTGTCCTTCGGAATGAAGGAAAGGACCTGGGAACAACGAACCCTTGGTCAAGACAATATTGAAAGTCTTTTCCAAAGGTAGGGAGAGTTATCGTGAGAAACGATAAACCCTCGTGTTCGGTCCGATCAGAGACGGTTTTAATGTCTCTGGTGGTGCTTGTGCTACATCTGCCAGCTAGTTCATCAGCTAGCACATTCCAGAGTGTAAGCAGGCTTTTCATAGCCCCTCCTAATAGAGGTGGATATCCTGAGCCTGCCGCACTGAAGGGAGAACATCCAACCCCGTATCCCTACGGGGCTGATCATTTAAAGATGATCAAGGATGTTCAGGCCTATGAAAAGACCCCCGAGACACATAACTGCAATCACAATAAGAATAACTGTGACGGCATGCTGTGTTCCGGAGGACGCGTGGTTATAATCATAATCACCGCGCATTCAATGCCTCCTAGTTAAGGACTCCACCATAATCTCAACAAAGAGATTAAGAGTAGAGCATCCGGACAGAAATCTCTCGCGAATTTTACTTCCGAGAGAATGCGAGTTGTAGAGGGCTGGTTTAGCTCTCTCCACCAAGCAACTTTTCTGTAACAGAATACGATGTCGCTGAGATTAGGCCAACAAGGCCTTCTACCAGTTTCTTCGTTTCTGCGACGGAGTAGCCAGTCGAGGGCCGATCAACGACGAGATAAACACTCATCGAGATTGGTTCTTTCCTAGCTTCTTCGAACGGATTGGCAGCGATCTTTTCAACGTCGATACGCACCAGATGACGTTTCCTGGACGAGTTCGACTCACTCGTAGAGAGAGTCAGTTTGTTCAGGCCGTCAGAAGTCTCGTATATGGACTTGAAGTCCCCCGATGATACACGGGGAGCTGTCACTTCCGTACCGGCGACTTCTTTGAATTTCTGGGGATCGGTCAGTGCCATCAGGCACACTCCTTTAATGGATGGTGGCTCGTGCCACCTGGTTTACGTAGTATTAACAACTACTACAACAACCGGGTGATACCGAGTGCTGCAGTTATGGCGAGCTGAGTGGGTGACAAACCCTCCCAGCCAACACCAAACCCGAAAGGGCTTGCGGGGCAACGGCTCTTGTGGACAGTAATTTCTCCACGAGAACAATTGCCTTCACGGGTTTTCCCGACTTTCTTGGGTGTCTTCTTTTCGAGGACATTCCAATATGTGTCGGAATATTCCGTGGCATAGGTACTAATGGTTTCTTCCATCATGTACCCGTACCGCATCACAAGACCGGCGAGCGCGAAATTAGAGACATTATGAATAACGTCTCCAGCGTTCGTAAACCAATCGACGGCCCAACTCCACGGTGTGAGGTTCCAGAGAACATCTGGCGAAAGTGCGAGTCCAAAGACTGCATCGGCCTCTGAGCCGAAACCTAGCGCCCGTCCAAAGTTGTCAGAGTTGGACGGACCGCCATAGGTAAAGCAGCCCTCAAACCAGCGCTTTCGGACCTTTTCACAGGTCACCACAACCGTGTTCCCGGCAATAGCTCCGGACGCCAAATACGTAGTATTCAGCGGCTGGAACGCAGGAGGTGCAAGCACCTCCTCATGCCAGGATTCAACCGTATCAGGAAAATGAAACTGCCGATGTACATTTCTACCTTCATTGTGCTTATAATTTTGCATTATATCACGATGATGTCGGGCGGCATTCACTACAGAATGAACTTCATTCTTAAGTGGTGCCCATCCGAACTGGTAGTTAAGGTACTCCGAGCCTAAAGACTTTAGGTACTCGGTTCGCTTTTTCCAAGACTGAATGCCAGGAAGAGTGGGAACACCCTCCCTGTAACTTTCGGCCAAGGTAGAAGCGAGATTGGCGGTCGCATTTGTTGGCGCACATTGAGATATCGCAGTGGATCCATCCGCTTTCATAGACGATTCGTCTTGATCGTGGACGGTTTTCGTGTGATGTTCACCAATGGCGGAGGCAGTTACCATAGGACCATAGATGGGACCTGAATACAAAGTAGTCAGGCTATTCCCACCAAGGACACCATGGACTGAACCGGCGTTTACAAAAGCGCCGGAATGGGACACATGAAAAGGTCCCCCTCCCTCCCGTACACCGGTTTTCCGATTCACGGGATGCCCTTCTGACCTCCATAATTTGGAGGTTGTCTGTCCAAGGGTCAGTTGCGTAGCCTGGTTCACAATATTACCAGTTTCGTAATTATGTGTAGCAGGTTTCGAGATATTAATATCTCGAGTTTCGACGCGCGGTACCTTGGATGACATTACGGTGAGTTCCTTTCTTGGAATGTTGGATTACTCCAACAGGCGGGTATGCACAGCAGGCTCACTCTTTCCTCCTAATACTACCCTGGCCACGATGAGTGGTTTGGATAGCTAGGCGGGTGCCCTTTCGGGTCCCGGAGAG